AGTAATTTTGCTTGCAGAATGTGTAACTGAAATTGCAAATTTAATTATTAATCCAGCAATTCCATTAAATTGAGAAGAATTGAACTGCCCAGTATTCACTATACAGCACTATATGTTATGTTAAATGTTATTTGAAAACTATCGCCGTTCTCTACATTGACTGCTGAAAATACAGAATGTCCATATAAATCGCCAGCTGATGCTGCGTTCAATATTCCAGCCTCTGTGACAGCAAACGTTGATGTAAAATTAAACGTTTTTGCTAGCGTTAATACTGCTCCTGTGGCTGACGGAGTTACCTGTGCTCTTTCTCCGCCTCCACTTGTAATTTCTGACTCTAACGCTGTATCATTAGATGATGCTGGAGTTGTCCCAATTCCTATTGCTACATAATCAAAATCGTTCACTGCTGCTGTTCCACCAATTTTCTGGGCTGTTCTGTTGAGCCCAACCGTTGTTACTACATTTGCCATAATACCCTCCTTATTTTATAAAACATTGTTTTTAGCAAAGAAATAAAAGTTGCGGGGTCTTCGCTATAATATTTAATTTGCCCCTTTTTGTTTCTTAGAATCATTGTTCTTTTTATTCTGCTCTTTGTCTTTATTCTCAATTTTTATCAACTCCTCTATTTTTGTATTGTAAATCTGTACTAATTGCTGTTTGCGTGCCTCAAGAATATCTATCTCACGCCTCAATTCAAATAATTCTATTTTTAATTTATCCATATAACCTCCCTTTACCATAAATTATGCCAATTAACATTATCTACACTTCCTTGTATGTATCCACCACTATATCTAAAATAAATAGTATGTGTTCCATCCCAAAAATGAAACTCAGAAGTAGTCCCTCTTATCGCAACCGTATCAAAATAAAGGCTTTTCCCACTTGCTAATTTTAAACTATTATTACACTCTGCTGTATTTTGGCTGGCAAGTTTGACTGTATTCCCAGATACAGTTGTACTTAGACTGGTTATAAGTACTCCATATAAACCTCCTAAAAGATTCAATGAACCTGTAGCATAAATATCTAATTCAGAACTTGTACCATATCCACGAATATATCCGTATTCAGATGTTCCAGAAACAAAAGAAAGGTAATCATAGTTGGTGTTATAATAATGTTGCCAATTGCTATTTGGATAACTGGTACTACCAATTTCTAATCTGTGACTATTATTATAACCACCCGTTCTAATTGCTATAGCATTAGCACTTGAGGAATAATAAAAAGCATTATAACTTCCATTGCTTAAATACATATTCCCAGAACTATCAAAATAGCTTCGCCATCCATTATAGTAATATCCCATATATTGCGAAGTCATGTTTAATCCATTTACTGATGGAGAACTACTTACCACACTTCTTAATACGTCATTCCAAGCATAGTCAGATGTAATAGCGTTATATGCTCGCATTGCCCCTGTAGACACACTTGATGATGGTTGTCCACTAACATGAGCAGTATCATACGCAACATTGGCAGATGTTTGGTCTGCATTGGCATCTGTGCATTTAGCATCGGAAAGAGTTGTTGGAAGAGAACCTGTAACACCAGAGGAAGATAATACTATTTTTCCTGCACTAATTGCTGTTGTTAAAACCTTGCCATAAGTTCCATCTGCTATGTCATCTAAATTTCCAGAGACAGAAGAAAGAAGAATATGCCCTGCACTGATGTCTGTGGCGAGAACCTTGCCATAAGTTCCATCTGCTATGTCATCTAAATTTCCAGAGACAGAAGAAAGAAGAATATGCCCTGCACTGATATCTGTTTTTAATATTCTTGCGTAAGTTGCTCCATCGGCTATATTGTCAAGAACTTTATTGACAACTTCGGCTGTGGCTAGGTCAACTGCATTTTTAGTCATAAGTGCTCCACCATCAGTTATCCATGCAGCTGGTTGTGGATTTGCACTAGTCTGGTCTGCATTAGCTTCTACGTCAGATATTTGATTACTTGAAATAGATATGCGATTTGCGTCTACTGTTCCAGTTGTTATTTTATTTGCGTCTAAACTTCCAATACATGCACTTGACGCAGTAATTGTTCCAGATTGAATATGTTTTGCTTGAATAGAGCCTGTGGTAATATGGTCTCCACTAATAATTGTTCCAGTGGCTGTGTTGATTGGGTTTATAAGTGCTTTACCATTAACTAAAAATCCGATTGCTAAAACTACTGCTTTTTCACTAGTTGGATATGTGGTTGAAACAGACATTGAAACTCCAGATGCTGCATTTGGCTCTCCGTATCCGTCGGCTGTCCAATTAATATAGAAATATGTAGTTCCAGATATTGTTTGATTTCCAGACGAATTAGTTATATTTACAGTTCCCCAACTTGCTGAATCCTGCCCATCTGTGCTATATGTTGCTTTTGCCACCTTAAGAGTTCCAGCAGTCCAATATACTACATTATTACTTACTGTGAATACAACATCACATCCCCTATATCTATTTACAAAGTTTGCCTGATACGCCGTAAGTGTTCCTGCATATATTTTATTCGCTGTAACAGCTCCGACTTTTAACTTTGGAGCATCTACAGAGCCATCTGTCAATCTGTCGTAAAGAGCATCTGCTTCTACTGATAAGTCTGTTATAAGTACTGGCACTAAAACATCGCTTATCGCAGTCCAATCTGAGTAAACTCCGTTAGTTCCGACAGCTCTAACCCAATAATAATAATCTTGAGTGACAGTTAGGTTGTCATCAAAAAAGAATGTTGAATTAGTTTCTGCCACTTTTGATGCATCCCCAATTACGGGAGCTGCTGCTCCGTGTGATACATCTGCTCTATATACTTCATAGGAGAATATCTTGTCGCTAATAGATGCTACCCAAGTTACCACTGCCCCAAGTGGGGGCTGAGTGGATACAGTCAATAAGGTTGGTGCTTCTATCGTTCCCCCATCGCTAACAGTTATTGGTGTTTCTGTCCACAATGGCGATGTATTTCCTGCTAAATCAATTGCCCTAACTTTTATATAATATAATGTGTTTAGTTTTAGGTTATCCCAAACCATATATTCTGCTGAATTAAATTTGGGGTCTGGTAATTCATCGTAATGTAGGTTATCGGATTCAGATATATCGCTTTCGTATCCCTGAAGGTCGTTGTGAATTACTCCATTCCAAGTTGCCTTTATGTATCCTATTGGAGTTTGTCCTTTTTCTCCAGCAAGATAAGTCCCAGTTGACAAGGATAATCCAGTAACATTTGGAGGTGGGTCATTCTCCAATATTTCATCATTATCAGTCCCCGTTGAATCTTCTGGAATGACTGGTATTGCATCTTCTAATGCTCCGAGATATTTTTCTGTTCCCTTGCCAGTAATTAAAAGTGGTAAATATCCAGTTATGGGATATGACAACTTATTGGGAAGATTCGCTGCCCTTACATATATTACAGCCCCCACAAACAAATTGTTATTAGGGTCTTTGAGAAATTCTTTTATTGACATTACAAAGTGAGTTTTATAGAGAGTTCCATCAGCCGCTAAATAACTCGCAGCTGATATTCCATCTATAACAATTGGTTGGTTATAATATCTATTATTGAATCCAACGGTATATTGTTCTGCATCTTTACTTTTTAATTCTATGCTAAGATTGATTGTTTCTGTTCTATTTTGTGGAGCTACTTTCTGCTCTTTTTGTTCTCTTCTGTAATTTTTACTCACAATGAATCCTTCCCCCTCCTCCAATAATGTCATTTTCGTTTGGGGTTACGCTATATATCGGAGATGACTTTTCTATACTTCCATATACAGCGCCGATTTGAAGGCTGTATGCTACACCATTCGTATATCCATCATAAAATTTATAAATATAAGCATCATCTGTTGGTATAATAGTTTCCTTAAGGACTCCACCTATATAGACCTTGTATGCGTCTGCTCCAGTTTGTGTGATGAGTATGCTAATTGTTTCGTCACCCCATGCGTATGAAAATTGTGGAGCAGGTTTTGGTATGTCATCAAGATTAAAAAATGAGAAATCTGCAGTAGTGGTGAATCTTCCTTTGGAATAATTCCAGCTAACATTTTTACAAAAATAATAGGCATCAATTTGTAAGTTTATTATTTCTTTAAAAATTCCCATATTATATTTTCGGGGCTGAAACTTAACCCAATTTGTGAACGAAATATTTAAATGTCTATATAAATGCATTATTTGAGTCATTACTACTTGTCCCATAATTTCTGCAGAATAGAGTTTCGTTCCACTATCGTCTTCTTCGTGAATATCTGGCTCTTTAATAATTCCCAACATCCACTTCTTGTTTCTCATTAATCTTCCACTATCACCTACATTTTCTGCGATAGAGACACTATCTGCTGTGGTTGTGGTTAAATACCCACGAATATCATTGTCGTCTCTTTTGTAGTTTATCCCAGTAATTACAATGGGAGTTGTATGCGTTGCTGTTGGTTCATTGAAGTATAATATTTCACTACTCCCGAAGATGTCCGAAGTTCCGTCTGTATAGTCTGGAGGTTCAAAATGAAATACTGGACGAGGAACACCACTGACAATGGTATCTTTTACAAAGAATTTGTACCCAGTATAATTAGAGAATCTTTTAATAAAATCATACGGATGTATTAAGTTAAATATTTGTTCATCCGACCTTGCGACTGCTGGACTAAAATACATATTAGTAGAGTAGAAGATTACGCCATCTGGAGTTAAACTTCCAACTGCATTTGTAATAGTTCCGTCTTTATGATAATGCCATACTCCCATCTTATGGAAAACATCATGGACTATTTGCCCTACTGACATAACATCTCCATCGACATCAGTTTGTGATGCCCAATTATCTGGAGGATACATCCATACTTCATCGGAGCTACTATATGCAACCCCTCGTATGGCGAATTTCATTAAGTCTTGTCCTTTAATGGTGAGTGTTTGTTTTATCATTTTAGCACTGGTTTGGTTTATCCTAAAAATGCCCATGAGTCTTTTTTGTTTCTCTATATCAGACAAGGCTGTCCATTCTGCATAAGTTCCCTTTCCTACAAAAAACTGTCCATCTGGAACTATATAATTAACCCAATCGCTATTCGTAATTGGTTTCCCAAAGATATTCGTGCTATTATTTGATACATCTGCATTAAATATATTTCTAGGATTTTTGAGCGTTACTGATATAGTTTTTCCCTGTCCTTGCTCGTAATCGGAAGCTATTGTTAAAGTTTGTATCATATCGCTTTCAATTACATGAGAGGATAGTTCATCTGGGTTACTAGAATTTGCTGGGTTATAGAATTGGATAAAACATCTATCCTCTATTAGTTGCTTAAAACTCATTCAATTACCTCAAAAGTTAGGGTTGCTTTATAGGCAGTTCCTTGTGCCACTCTATGTTCTTTTACACTAATGTCTAAATATACCGTATAGGTATTAGTATCTATTGTTAATATTCCCCAATGTGGTTTTACCATAAGATAATCAACTATTTTATATGTATCACTTCCATCGGTTACAGTTTTATTTACCCACTGGCAACTCATTTTAACCTTTTTGAGTTTGGTGAGGTTGTAAAAAAATAGTGGAACTTCATTGTCGGTTAGTTTCCCAGCATACGTGATATTGGAAGGACTGGTCACGGACATATTTAATACTGGAAAAAGATTTACTTCTACTCCACCATTTGGCGTAAATTTTATTGTCATCCTAAAGCTCCTCCCGTATTCCCCATTTGAGCGTTATTTGCTTGGTTAATCCCCTCAGTTACAACATCTTGGATAAGAGCCAAGTCTTCTTCGGATGCTTTTCCTGCAATATTAAATTCATTTGTCAAATATACCGTAGCTCCAGTTAATTGGGAGGCTGTCGGTTTAATTATTGCAGAAGGAATATTAAACCATGTTGCTTTTTCATTAAGTTTGTCCATTAATTCGTTCAGTCTAGTTAATTGCTCTATACTCTTGGCTAATTCAATGTTTTTATTTTTCCACGCATCTGTCCCTACATTTATCATAGAGATTTCTTTCTTCAATTCTTTAATATTTTTCTTTAGTGCAGTGGTTAATAACTCTTTATATTTTGTCATAGCTTGAGTATAAGAGGCGTCTTTCTTTGATATATTCCCATATATTTCGTACATCTGAGTATAATACTCCAGCCAAGTAATGGGTTTGTCTTCTGCTGCTTCCTCAAATGATTTTGATAATGACTCAAAGGCTGTATCAAGCATGTCAGAAAAATCTTTTTTAACTTTTTCAATACCCCTACTTCTGTTCTCGATAGCTATTAACAGCAATTTTTCGGCACTAAGTCTTTGGGTCGCAGTAGAAGCCTCTTCTAATCTTTTTGTAGACGCTTCAATTATGTCGTTATATTTTTCTGTAATTTCAATAAGTGCTGCTGCCGATGCTGTATCAACTATCTCGTTTTTCCATTTTTTATAAGCCGCAGTAAGTCCATCTACATTTTTAAGGTTGTCTTTAATAGTCTTATTGTGAGCCCCCATTAATGCATCTAACAATTGTGTTTTTTCATAATCTTCGTCTTTAAACGTAAACAGTTCATGTAAGGCAGCAGACTGTTCTTTAATCTCTTTCACAGTTGCCCTTATATTCCCCGTATAAGATGTCTGAAAGCTCCAATCCCCTCGTGGTGCTGGAGGGGCTATAGGTGTCCATTCCCCAGAACTTGAAAAGATTTTTTTCCAACTAAATGTCCATTTATCTGCCTTTGCTGCATTTTCTGCTACAACCGAAAAAGCGAGTCCAAGTTTTTCTGCTGGGTCTCTCATTTCGTTAAATTTGTCTGTTAATTCTGGAAAATTTTTCGTTATTTTTTCAACTATGTCCGATACTGAGGTAAAAGATGTTTTTAATGTACTCAACGGGTCATTTAATGCCCTAATCTCATCTCGAAGCTCTCTTGTGTTTTTTCTAGCAGTATTTACCTGCGTATTCATTTGGCTAATCCACTGTATAACGCCTAGAGCCACAGAGACCAGAGCAAGTCCAGCAATTACTTTCATTCCAGTTCCTGTAAGTGCCCCTCTTATTCCAGCCGTTTCCGCATGTGCCTGTGCCTGTAGGTTTAAAACCTGTGCTTTTCTTTCTTTGTTTTGAGCTTTTAAAACTGCAAGCATATCTTTTTCTAATATATTTTTCTTTAGTGCATCTTTATATATTTTCTCGTCAATAGCCCCTTTTTCATACAGGTTCTGCAATTCCTTTTTATCGAATATTAAATTTTGTTTTTTGTTTAATGATATTCTATTTTCTAGTTTGGCTATTGCTGGTTTTATAACATACGCTATTGTTTTTTGTGCACCTAAACTATGTTGGTATGCAGCATTAGATACTAATATTTTAGACGTTACTCCATCTATTATTTTTGCCATACCAGCATACATATATAAACCTGCTTGAAAAGCTCTAGTTAGCTTATTTACCTCTCTAACCCATTTAGTTGAATAACCAAAGATATTCTGGAGAGTACCACGAATCATCCAAGATATTGACCAAACAGACCAAAAGGATTTTACTACATTCTGCGATTTCTCTGCTATTCCAGCCGTAAGGGTTTGCATTCTCATTAACTCTTGCGTATTTGCTGGGGAAATAAGACTTAATGTGGACGCCCCCCCTTCTGTCCCCGCTGGAGGGGTGGTGGCTTGTGCAGACACTCCTCGCATAGTTGGGTCGCTATCTACAGCTCTCTGTATCAACGCAGGGTTCGTTACCCTTCTTCCCCCAAGTATCATCGATTTTGGATACAGAATTTTTCTTACCTCAGCCTCATTGGAGGCTGCTGTTCTTCTTATTCCACTAGAAACATAATTGGCAAATCTCTTTCCATATTCTTCGGCTTCTTGTTGTTTTACATCGAACAACATTTCGAGTTTAACTTTTCCGACTTGTCTAGTTCCGCCAAGAACATATGCAGCGAACAATCTTCCTGCTGCTTCAGCTTTTGCCTTATCTACCTCTGGTCTTACTCCAATACCTATGCTAGCTTCATCCATTTAGTTCCTCCGCAAAAGAAATCATCCTTTCTACACAAAATTGAACCCACATATCTGGTCTATATTTTTTAGATTCATTAATCGATTTATATAGTGCAGAGAGTTTTTTTAATGTGTTTAGGTTTGCATTGAACTCCTGCACTTTGATTGTGTCTTTTATTGCAATCCATCTTTTATCAAAAACAAACCTAACTAAAAAGGGAGTCCAAATCCATCTAACACTCCATTCCATATATCTAAAAGCTGCGTGTACTCTGGATACGGCAAACCCAATATAGTTTTAAATCCAGTATCATCGTCTTTAAAATATGGATTGCCTTCTGTATCTTCTGCTGTTACAACAAGCCAATATATCCTTCTAGATTCTTTTAAACTATGTTCTACGGTTTTACTATATAGAAGTGCTTTTACTTCCATATATTCAGTTGCCTTTTTTATGGTTTTATCTGCTAATAGTTTGTCATAAAATCCAGAGTATTGTTTTTTAACATATTCTAAATACTTTTCTTTTTCTTCTGCAGGCAGACTATCCACTTCTTCGGGGGTCTTCATAAACCTTTCGTCTGGGGTTTCGCTTACGTCTAGAGAAAGTATGATATCCTTTTTTTTCTTTTCTGAGGCATCCATGATTTCATAAAAATCTGGATATGTTTCTAGAAGCTCTTTTTCTGCATCTATCTCGTGATAATTATGTCCTGCTTTTCTGTATTCATCTAACATTCCCTTACAAAAAGAATCTATCACTCTCTGATTTTTAATAATATCCATTTTAGTTGGGATACGTAAAACAAGGTTCTCCAAATGAGGGAGACTGATAGGTAGTCTCCCACTTATAATATTATCTAAGTCCATCTAATCTCTAATATTGATATGCTACCATTATGTTGGCAACACTAGAATAAGTCCCGTTAAGAGTTATAACTTGTCCAGCAATGCTCCATCCGTCAGTTGCACTCTTGGGGATTATTTCCCCAGTAGCTATATCACAAACAAAATACGATTGAGTTCCATCAGAGTCCATACCAGCAGGCAACATTTCAACGCCGTTATAAACTACTGGAACTTCAGCTGTATCTGCAGCTGTTCCCGTTGTTACAGCCAACGTCTCTATGAGGGCTTTGTTTGGTAATCTGATTTTATCGGAGGCTGCTAATGCGTAAGAGATTGTTTTAATCCCTTTAATAGCCTGTGTTTCTCCATCTGACGTGATGTTGACTTCTGGAAGCCAAAGTGCCGCATATCCTAAATCTGTCTTAATATCTCTCTCGACCAAAAGAATATATAACGGTTCATTTATAGCCCTAGTGAGAGAGAACCCATCGAATGTATCCCCAACAGCATTTCCCATTGCTACTGTTTGAAAATCGTTGTTATCTGATGCAATAACATCGAACTTACCAGTTACTGGAGTTTCATTCATCTCTGTATAAGACAAAATCGAGTTTACAGAGCCAAAGGCATTAGTATAATTCGCCGATGCTCCAGCAGTTGCATCTACTGCCTGTGCTACTTTAATTTGCTTAACTTGTTTTGTATTGGCAACATACACTGCTGTATATTGACCAGTTGTTGCTTTAATTAATCCCATTTTATAACCTCCTATATGTTATAATTATGTCATCCATAAATGTTGTTCCAAAGGGAGTATTGAATTGTATATCTCTGGGCATGGATATAGTACATTCAACATCCTTTACTGCTAAGCCACTAGAAAAATCATAAACAACAAATGGTGTTTCTAGTGGCTCTTTAAATGAAAGATACCTCTCTAATATATCTGCCATTTGCTCATGGTTTCCAGCCACAATGTGTAATAAAAACTGCATAATGTCTACCTTATAATTGTTATCCATTGCAATTTTATTTTTTGTATATTTGTCTAAAGAAATAACAGACACAAATTCCGATTTCTCTGGTTGAGAAACAAGAACATCTATATCATTTTCTTTAAACAGTTTTTTGAGGCTCTGTTCTATATTTTTTATCATTTACCAGTCATCTCCCTCAATGCCTTGCTAATTTGCTGCTTCAATAGTTCTCCACCAAAAACATAAGCCTTGAAATTCATTAGCAAACGGTTTATATTATAGGGCTTAGTTGATTTACCCCAGCTTCCACGACTTGAACCAAAATGAGAAAAGTATCCCCATCCAGTTGATTCAACGTTCTCTGCATATTTTAACGACATAGATGTATATGGGGGTATTTTATAAAGCAGCATTAGATAGCTCCCAGATATTCCAGTCCTCTGTCTCTTAATAAAGAAACTTGCCCTACTCGTAGCCATACCAGTTGATACAGCCTCTTTTCTTTGTGCTGAAGATGCTCTTCTCCCTTGATTTAGCATCTCTCCATAGGGTTGTATGGTACTTAAATCCATAGTCCCCGTTAGAGCTTTTATCTTGGGGTTCATAAATAACCCCCCAAATTTCTCTGCCAAATAACCACCTGTATATACTGGATAATCACCATCAACACTGCCGTTTACGTCTCTTAGGAAGGCAAACATTCTGACTGCAACTGTGGACATTATTGTTTCTCCGTACTCACTAAACAGCCTGTCTATCAACTCATCTGATTTTCTTTTAGCTATTTCATTTGTTATCTTAAGCAGTTGTCTATTATAGTATCCACCCTCTCTGGTTTCAAGAGTGAATTCTACATTAAAGAGCCCCCGTCCCATTACTTACCAGAAAACGTAAACCAATAATTAGCTTGCTCCCTAAGTCCTTGAGCTACTGCTGGATATTCTCCCCAATTGCTGAATGACATAAACTCTTTTCTAATCATCTGTGGATTGCTTGCTTTTAATAAAAGCAGTGTTCCTACTGTGTTATACAGGTCTACTGCAATTCCACTAATAATTGGATTGATGGCTGTCATTGTAAACTGCATTGTAGTTTCATCAAAAGATACAGTAGATACAATTCCATTATCGTCCTTGATTGTATATCTTACAGGATATTTAGGAATTTCAAAGACATACTTATCTGTATCCACCTGCTTAAGGCGTTCTTCTATAGATATATATGATGTCATTTGGTTAATAGTTTCATCCGTAAACCAAACACTCCTATATTCTGTTGATAGTGTTCCAGATTGTGCTGAAGCGAATATAGCCACTCCACTTTCGTTTTTATATGTGGGTGTGATTGTCACAGCATTGACTTTCATTACTGGAGTATCAAACAAAGGGTAATGAGGAAAAATATAGTAAGTGTCATTTTTCAGGGTTATCCCCGTTTCTTCATGGTAGGTGGGGTTATCGCCTATCATTTTTCTTATTATATCAACTACCATTTTCTCTCATCCTCAGTTTGGTCTAAATTTATATAGGCAATATATCTTCTATCCTTAATCATTGCTATTCCTTCTTTGTATCTTTTATCAAATACGTTGTCTGGACGAACATCTGCAGGGTGGTCTCTTGCAACTAATATTGCAGCCACCCCAGCAGAGTTTATTGAAGACAATAGGCTTTTAAGAGTTGCATTGGTTACTGGATATGTATATCCATGCAAAATCAATACACCATCTATCGAAGCAGTTACCTGTTCTGCAATACGGGTTAGAATATCTCGACTTGGTTTAAGGTGCTTCTCAAAATACTGAGAATTAAGTAATGCCTCTATGTCCTCAACTGTACAATACATACTATGTCAGTGTATTGTATAAGAGATATGCAGCATCATGCTTAATAAAGTTGATGCCCTTGCATTCCCTTGCTATAATCGTTTGCGTTAGATGTTCGCTGTCCATAGGAAGTCTCTGAATAATTGAATCTTCAAGTCTTGCCTCTACAAATGAAGGATATGTTCCTGCTCCAAGTTTGTCAATGTGTGCAATAATTACATCCTCACCCCAAAGATTTGAGATGACAGGAGATTTTTTTGCACGTGCAAATGTTGAAACAGAAGGAATAATGACGTTTTCAAATTCAAAGAAATCCTTAAAGAAACTTGCATCAATAAATTCTCTTCCTGTATATACGTTTTTAAGTTCTGGAGCAAATTTCATTCGCAGATAAACGTGTCTTGGAAGAATAAGGGTATTTGCTCTCAACCCTTTGTCTTCAAGAGCCACTACGCCTGTATGAATATCATCTATGATTGTTGTATTGGTAGCCGCATCCCACTTAACTGTGGGCGTTGCTTTGTTTCCAGCTCCGTAAAGTGACTGATTTGTTGCAAGCGAGTGAAACTCTTTTTCTCTTGCAAGCAAAATCATTCTTTTGAGCCCTTCAAGAGTGTCCCCTTCAGTTGCAGCCTGAATTTCAGGTGCTACTTTAAGTTGAATCTCTTTTGGTGATATTTTGTCTTTAATTGCAAACCAAGTTGCAGTTAAATTTGTGGTAGACCCCATCTTTTTGTAGAATGTCTGTACATCTGCTCCAGATACCCATCTTCCATCAAGCTCAAAAATTGGACTTGAAAGGTCGGGGATTACCGTACTGAGTGTTTCTACTGGGGTTACGGGTATAACCCCACTCCCAACTACTGTATCTTCGGCGATTGGAGTTGACGTATAAACGTTCTCTAATAGTCTATCTCTGTCTGGAATTGCATTATAATCTATCATCTATATCCTCCTTATTTAGTGTATTCAATGGTAACTAAAACTTTTCCACCTGCTGTTGTTTTTGCAGAGGTAAGTTTATAGTAACCGTCAGCAGCAACTGTGTTGTTAGTTGTTGGCGATACAGAATATTCTGTATTAAGAGCATCAGATGCTGTAGCAGTAATAACTCCAGTTGCAGAGTCGCCAGTTGCATTTGCCCCAGTAATAGTTCCATCATCTGTGCCAGCAATGGCTTTTGTAACAATGCCACGAATTTTAGTAATTGTTACAGCAAATGGGAAATATATTTTGGTTGCTGTTTGTTCATCTGTTTCAAAACTCATTGGAACTGTTATAACATCTTTTCCAACAGCAGCACTCCAATCAATCCTGCTATCATAAACCATCATTCTAATTTCGTCACCTGCAGCAGCAGCTGCTTCAAGTGCTATTAGCCTATAGTCCTCTCCTGCGCTTGCTGGTGTAACATCTCCAGCAGTTGTCACAATAAGTCCGTCTCCTGCTGATATAACTCCTGCGGCATAGCCACGAAGCAATATCCCAGTCATTTCGACGGGCAATAGTTCGTCGGCATCTGCACCCTGAAGTGCCACACCAACAATTTTGTCTGTTGCGGCAGTTGCAATCTCTACTGTAAAATCACCTGTGAGTTTAACTACTGCTCCCTGAGTGACAGCTGCCCCAGCTTTGAATGTATATCTCATCTATTTTTCCTCCTTAGCCATTTTAATTCTGGCTTTTGCAAAAGAAATGTTATTATCTTTGGCAAATTTTCTGATTGCTTTAATGTCGTCCAACATGTTTTCCGCATCATCTTCTTTGGTATCTTCGCCAGATGTTCCCATTGGAACAATAACCCCCCTTGCATTTATAAACTCCTCAGCAAGTTCTTTATTGTCCAGATACATTTTTGTCAAAACATCTTTTTCTTTTGGAAGAATTTTGTGGTCAACGAACATTTTTTCGCTCCACTCATTTGCTTCCGTAAGTTTAAGGTTTTTCTCAAGTTTTTCTTTTTCTGCCTTCAATGTGGCAATCTCTGCATCTTTTTTTGCTATTTTATCATTCTGCTCTGCAAGAGTTTTAGCTTGAGAATTAACCTTCTCTGTCAACTCTACGACTTCCTTAATTTTGTCGTCCATACTTCCTCCTTTAAATGCTGTTTTTTTCATCTCTTCTGGGAGATGTTTTTTAATTCTATTTTCTATTGCTGTTTGTTCGGACTTGTTATAAAAAGACCTGTTCTTTTCTTTACTAAAATATTTATATGCAGCTATTGCCCTGTCCTTTGGTACACAGGGATACATATAATTAACTGGGTCTGCAAAATCGCCCTCTGGACAATCTTCATATTCTTTGGGGATTGTTAAATGTCCGTCTTCTCTGACATGTATATGATATTTTTTAGACCTTGCTTTTGCCTTTTTCTGCAGGTCTTCTTTTACACTGTCAGACAAAGCTATTTTTTCTTGCCCCTCGATATATGGTCGATTGGTAATTGCAAATGCTAAGAGCGTTGCTCCCAAGCTCTCACCATTCCTCTTACTGGGATAATCCTCGCTAAATTCTACACTAACATATCCGAACTCATCGTTTTGTATATACTCCTTTGCTCTATCAGTCCACTTTGGAACTGCATACAAACTCTCATTTTCAACAAATAAATCTTCAACCCACCCTGCTGCTAGCGATAATTCTGGGTTTGTTTCCATTGACCCATGATTATAGTCTATAACAAGTTTGGTTGGAGGTTCAGGATGCAATCCATTTTTAAAATTGCTTACCATATTTTCCAACATTTCTTTGGTAATTTCTAGTCCTTCGCCATACCAATCCCATGTTCCTACCCTAATAAGCTCTACGGGCTTTCCAAATTCTTCATCTCTGTATAATTCGCTTAAATATTTCATTCTTTTTCACCCTCTTGTGTATTATCTTCGCCAGTATTATTCTCACTGGGTTTTTCTTCAGGTTTTTCCTTATCATCTTTTTCAACATCCTTATCTACCTCAACTGGAATTTCAAAAGCATTCAGCAGATACTCTCTCAGGTCAACTCCCTGCAGTTCATCTCTTAATGCAGCAATTGCATATGCTTTTTCAACAATATCTTTTGCAGATATCCCACTAGGAACAATGGTTGGATAAATTTCTGTTGTAAAATTTAAATTAACCATTTCCTTTATTAATTCATTCAGAGAACGTGACAAAGCATAGGATATTGCTGCTACTCTATTATAGAAAGGTGGGGCTAATGTGCCACCGACAGCCCTTGAACCACGATTTGATGTAGACAGGCTTAAAATTCCTGCCAATTGCGAATTATTTATATCAGAATTAAGTTTATTAAGAAAGGGAGCTGGGTCTGCAACCTGTCCCTCTACTCCTTGAAACCTAATTTTAACCTCTCCTTTTTCTATTGCATAAGCAAATGGATTAGAATTTATGCCCTGTAGAAATGTCTTAATTCCTTTTTCGTCCTCTTCGCCTATTGTATCTGGAACTGAAGCTATAGGAATTCCCATTAAGTTCTTTTTTAAACCATCTGCTGCAGCCACTTCTACCTCTTCACTAAGGACAAAAGCCCTGTAAAGTGGTCTCAATATTGACTGTCCCTCTGGATTTAGGGTTTGTCTGTTGTTCGATATTATTAGAAGATTTTTATAATCAATTTTTACTGTTTCGTTAGTTGTTATTTGATTAGCACACAATACCTCTCCCTTTTTAGTATCATAGTCCCAACTGACTATAGTAAATGGCATTCTTGGATGAAGTTTTAAAAAATAGTGCCCCTCTTCCGCTAGCCACTCTTTCTCAAATGGCATATAACCATATTCTAAGAAATGCAATGCTGTATCTACAAAATCATAAAAATTTTCTCGAACAAAAAAATTCTGATGCACATAATCTACTACTTTTTGCTCTGCTCCATTAGGGTTTACCTTCCAAATTGCTGTCCTAATTGGGTCTTTAATGGCATTTAAAAGAGAATTTATTGTCGGAGAAGTATTAATCATCCTAAATATAGTTACATATTTTGTTGTTCCAGACCATGTGGCATTGCTATCTACACTAGATAGCGTAGTTCCTCCTGCTATTTTACTCACCAAATCCTCCTTTTTACTACGGTTGTTTGCCTGTTATTTGTTCGTGATGTAATTATTTTTGAGCTTAATGGCGTAGCAATTCCAGCAACAAGGTATCTTATTGCGTCACAAGCATCATCATCATGTTTGTATATTTTGCCATCTTCATAATGGTATGATTTTTTTTCTTCCATAAATTTTGGAGCTGCGTCTATTCCAATTTTCAAAGTTCCATTATTAAATCTATCTATTACTAATCCTATTCCATATTCTGGCTCATGGTTTGCCATATAAACTCTTAGCTTGTCATTAATGAATTGTTGTCTGACCTCTGGTCTGTCATGCGATATAAAAAACTTTGCTTTACCAAAATCTTTTACTATTTGCTGTCCAATCTTAGATAGTTGCGATGCTGTTTTTCTTGTTTTTACTATTTCCTTACTTACAGTCCATATCCCATTGTAATATATTGCTACTTCGAAGACTGTTGGATGTGCAAATCCATAATCTACTCCCACTGCTACGTCTGTGTATATTTTTGGAATCGGAGCTAATATTTCTTCATCTTCTATTTTGTATATAGCTCCTTCAAATGAAACAAAATCAGCATAAATTTCCTGTCGTCTTTGCTTATCATTTTTAATAGAGTCAAGTATTCTGTTTACTTCTTCTACATTTCTAAAGGGATTATCAAACGTTATCCATTTTATTGCAAAATAGTTTCCATCTAACGAAACATATTCTCCCTCATCAACGTTTTTCCCTTCTAAAGCTGGCTTTACCATTCTTTTGTAGAACCAGTTATATCCCTTTGGAGTTGTTGCTCCCCAAACATATCCACCAGCCTCTAGCCCTAATAGGATATTATCTAACGCTTTTGAGTTTTCAAGGAATGCCATTTCGTCAAAATATGCCCAATTTTTGTGTAACCCCCTTAGCCTATCTCCCTTATACGCACTCCTTAAAATAATCGTGCTGCCGTTTGAGAATACTATTTTTTTCTTTGTAGTTCTTCTTTTGTTTATAAATGCTCTTGGTAAAAATTTTTCTACTACGGGAAGAAGGTCATCCTCAATCATATCGGCTGTTGGGCTTATAAAAATTCCATGATTTGGAACGGGTAGTTTTCCACAACCATTTAGAGCCATCGCAAATCCTTCATTTACTCCAGCAATCGTTTTTCCTCCAGACCTCCCAGCAACCATAGTGCGGAAGTGGGCTGGAGAATTATGAAATCGTCTCTGTTTTAGATGCGGTGTGTATCCGTTGTCCATCTTTCTCCTGCCAGCTTAATATTTGTTTTTCTTCTGACTTTATTTTTCCTTCTGGAATATCATGGGGAAGAACTTTTAATAGTGCAGTTATATAATCTGCCTCTTTAGACAGGACTGCCATTTTAGCTCTATCTCCCTTGACTGTATCATATATATTATGAAATTTTGTGAGAACATCTTGAGCCGCAAGAATTGCGGTATATTGTAAAATTTTAATTTCTTGAGGAGCTTTTTTAAATGCCTTTTCAATAAACTTTGTTATACTAACATGTGAAATTTTTATATTATATTTTTCCTCGATATACCTCATAGTTTCTCTTGAGGAGTGTTCTTTAAAGTACTCGCCTATATCGTTTTGCTGTTCTGGGTCGAGCACATCTAGTTTAGACGTCCTACCCATCTTGCTCCAGCTCGTCGGCGAAAATTTTTATTTCCGACGCTATCTCCTCAATCATTTTTGTATTGTCTCCAGACTCGTCTACGCAAAGAACCATCATATCTCTACACCTACTGAAAAGCATATCCAGAATTAAGTCTTTATGAACAGGCATATATATCAACAAAGCAACTGTCATCATATAAATCTGTTAAATGTGGATTTGCTCTAAAGTCTGAAGAACTGGTAGCAGAAAAACCATCGCCATCCGATATGGTTATCACGTCTCCAGTTGCGGGTTCACAATACGGGAAATAAACTGGAGTATAGGGATAAATATAAGTCATGTATGGACAAGGGTAAACCCAACATGAACGTTTAACCTTGATTGTAATTTCGCAATCTTCATCAATTCCATTTATCAAATCTATTAATTCGTCTAACGAAAAATCTTTATTCTCAATTTTAATTTTCATATTTTCTCCTTTAATGCCACCGATTTTTGGCTCAGTGGCTAAAGCCTTGAGAGCTTCCTGCCATAGGTAAGAAGTCACTGGTGGAGATGAGGCGAGTTGAACGCCTGTCTTGCTGTTGTACTAGTAGCAATCTATACCCATCATCCCCGTTTGAGAGGTGGGGGTGGTTTTTCCACAACCATAAAGCAACGTGACGCCCCCGACTTACGCTTTACGTCAAAGACTTCATCTTACCCCACCCACTAGGAGCGAACTGTGGAGTTGAACCACTGTCTGTCAATAGACCGTTCTACCGTTGAACTATGGTAAGCATTTTACTGGGCAGGGGGATTCAAACCCCATTATGGGAGGTTTCTGGGATGTCCGTCATCAAAACCTTCGTCTCTAGGAATAACTCCATCACCGAGACTCCACGGCATTCTGTCCAGCATTTTGTAGGTTGAGGATGCCTTGTTTACCTTTGCTAGCGTCCTAGACCAAAAGACCGATGAGGCAAAAGCTCTTCCCTACATATATATATCCGAAAACATGCCTCTAGCCCTGTTAAACACAGGTCGCATTCTGTCAATTTGTTGTTTAAAAACTGCGTATATTACTATAAATAGCTATAATATAGCTATAAATATATTATAATATTATTAAAAAACAATAATATTATAATATTTTTTATAAAAACTAAAAAATATTCTCACCCTTATTGGTAAATTTTTTAAATCTTTTAAATCCAAACATCAGCGTCAGCGTCTGCAGACACTATGACAACTGTATGATGCAGGACTAAGACACTTTTGCAGACAATTGTCTGTGAAGGGGCGGCTGTTAAGACAGTGTTAAGGAAACCATATAAGTGCTTTTCTCCCTGCTGCAGTAGGGGTTTCCCCCAACCCCAACCCCGTAGATTTGTTAAGTTATGGGTAAAGTTTTCCCATGTTTTCGCCAATTTAAATTAACAGCAACAACAGTAGGTAGACACTAGTCCCGTTTAACTTAACAGATATTGCTACTGCAATACCCCGCATCACCAAACAGCGAGGAGTTTCAGGGTGGGGCTATGTTTATTAGATGTGATGGTGTGTATAATTTACACGGTGGGTAAAAGTTACCCGTAAAGTTTACCCAATTATGAGTATTTCCAAACAGAATTGAGAGCAAAACACCGAGCAGATTATTTTTAAAAAAATTTTTTAGGCTTGTATTTATCAGGGTTTCTTTCAATTCTAAAAATAAATTTTAGTCATTCTGGCACGAAATTTGCACTTATAGAGTGGAGGTGTAAAAAATGAATGAATTAAAAGAGTACAAGCTTTACTTTGAAGTAAACAAACAGCAGGACTTGAAAGAAGTACAACAGTTTATATCTACTATTTGCAAGGGTGCAACACTCCAGCAAGCAACGGGCTTATGGTGTGGTGTATGGTCTCATAGTTTTATTCTAACAGTCATTGGTAGTTGTAAGCTCAATGAGATTAAAGAGCTTGCCATAGCAATTAAAAAGCAATACCAACAGCAAGCGGTGTATGTAACAGTTGCAAGTGTAAAGGGTGGTCTATTATGATAGGAACTAAAAAAGATATATTAAAAAGAACTAAAAAAATGATACTAACAGCATGTGAAAGAAAGGCAAATAAAGAGATAAAAGACAATGAAGCTCTTTTACTCCTGCGGTTGTTTACTGCTCTATTGCAGGAATACAAAGAAGCTATAATAATAGAACAATATGCAAAAACAAACAATATAAAATTTAATAAAGCAAAAAATGCAATTTATTCTAAAATGATAGAAAGCACAAAGGGGGTGTAAAATGAAGCAGTCAGATATGAAAAAAACCGCAACATACCGTGAGATAGAAAAACTTAAGAGTTGGGGTCGTGAGCGGTCATATAGGTCTGAATTCACTAACTATGCACCCAATACAGCGTGGAATTTTAAAATCATAACGGGGCGGTATAAGAAAGATAAAAAGCTTTATAGCAAATTCAAGGTACTAACATATAACAGTATAAAACGACTTTATAAAAAGTATGGAAATAGGAAATTTAAGATAGCCAGCAATGAGATTAAAATTGAACAATACGGTAGAACGCATTACAGCGTGTATATAAACAATGAGCACTTTATATTGGCAGGTCATAGAGTATGAAGGCAAGTTATATTGCAATTAGTGGGCTTGTAGGTTATATGATATTTTTTATTTGGTGTTTAATATATCTTATATGACAGCACCGAATTTTAAAAAAATAAATAATAATAAAGGGGTGTAAAAATGAACTTTAGAGATGTATTGCAAGAAGCAATTTTAAAAGAGCAGTTACTGCAAGAGATGCAACGCCAGCAAGAAGTAGATAGCATTGAGGAAATTTGCAAATGGTATGGTATTGATAGCATTGAGGCATAATAGCCACGAATTTTTAAAAAATAAGGGGGTGTAAAATGAAGTATGCAAAAGATGCGTTAAGCTGGCTCTGGACAGGACACCGACTTACAGCCATAAGAAGTTTTCAAAAATCCGATATGTCCGACATAGAAGCTATGAAGTTTATAAGAACCTTAAGCCACAAGGAATTGCTGGACTTTGCAATTTTAGGTTATTATTCAAGAAGTGAATATATAGAAAACTCAAAGAAATTGATATTTTAATAGCTACGAATTTATAGCTATTGACAAAAAAAAATAAACTGCTATAATAAAGAAGTAAAAATAAATAATAAAGGGGTGTTAAAATGAAAGTATTCAAATTAAATGATGAGTATTCGGTGGCTTGTGAGTTTCACGGAACAAGAAATGGCTTCAAGCATACAGCGGTATTACTTCATAAGAATAGAGCTGGGAATAGCGTTGAAGTTGACAGGTGTAAAGTAAACTATTATAATAGAACGTGGGAACGCTACGAATTCAGGACTGTATTAATAAAAATGATAGACAAATATTTTAAAAAAGATGATATTTTAAGAGAGTTTTTTCTGGGGGGTGTATAATGAAAGTAGATTATAGTAACCTTTATTTTAACGAAAAATTGCTATGTGAAATCAACGGGAAAAGTTGGAGTTTTAGTATTGAATTAAACGATTTTTATGGAAATCCTGACTGTAAAGTCGGGGATTTTTCAAACAATGAGTGGTTCAGAACGCCTTATGGAGTTAAGGGGTTAAAATATACTACCGTAAACAGATTAAAAAGAGCAGTTGAAAAGACATTGTTAAGCAAGAGTAGGTTTTATGTTTGCAATATCCGTTGGGTTTCAACGGATAGATAGCTATAAAAATGGGGGTGTTTAAATGCAAAAATATTACACTGCAAAGCAATTATTAAAAAAGTATGATGGGAAATATATTGATACTTATCCACATCATTATGAACGCTGGAACGATAAAACACATCAATATGTAACGGTTTATGAGGTTAGGGGTGTCTCTAAAACCATAAAAGAGAATTATAATTTGCCACAGGACTGTATTATTGAATAAACAAAAATGGAGGTGTTAAAATGAGAGAGCTTACAAAAAAGCAAAAAAGGATACTTGATTTATGGTTCAATAAGCATAAAAATGAACTTCAAGCAGGAATATGTTTTTTCCAATTAGACAAATGCGATTTTTTTAGCAATGAATTGTATGAAAAATTGGAAAAGATACACGACACGGAGATTTTATATCAAAGCATAAATAGATATATATCCGACAAGGGAATGAATGCGACTTATAACAATAAGCCGTGGTTAAGATAAAATGGAGGTGTCAAATGATTAAAAAAGACAGTGGAAAAATAGTTTGGGATATGCTTAAATCGCAATATAAGCCACTTGAAAAAGCATTTTTAAAATTGGTTAAAGATGAGCCAAAGACCATTAAGACATACAAAAAATTGTCTTATATGCAAAAAATAATTTTGTTAGATAAGATAGCTACAAAAATAAATTTATAAAGGGGGTATTAAAATGAAAAAAACAATTAATAGTTATGATTTTCACAAAGGTTTTGAAGAGTTGCGACCTAATAATTTTAGCTATAATGGACTTGAGGCACTCTTTAATTTTTTAGAAGAGTGGGAAGAAGATACAGGAGAAGCAACGGAATTTGATGTTATTAGTCTTTGCTGTGATTATTCGGAGTATAAAAACGCAGTGGAGGCGGTTAAAGATTATTCAGGGGAAGAAATGACAGAGAAAGAGGCATTAGAATATTTGCAAGATAAAACAATAATAATTGAATTTGATGGCGGTATTATTGTTCAAAGTTATTAAGGGGGTGTAAAGATGAAAGAAATAAAAAGTTATGATTTACTCGGAAGCGTAGAAGTCTCGTTTTGGGGCGGTGGCATAGGTTGGATATGGCTTGCCATACATACGACAAAAGAGGGACTTAAAGAAATTGAAAAAGTGCCATTGCAGGATTTCTCACAATTTGGAGTGGAAAGTGTGGACTATGCAAATTTTGAGGTTTTTGAAAAATCCGAAAGAGTTAAAAATGGAGTATATATAAAAACAGAGACAATTGACCCAATTAAAATAATTGAAGCGGGAAAGTCAAAATTAAACAGGGATAGACAGATAGAAAAAGAGGAAATGTTTAATGGCTGTTATGAGGATATATACTATAAATATTGGCAGGGAAGATGATGAGTGGAAAAAAACTTTATGAGGTTATTAATGAGGCATTGTGGAGATTAAACTCCGAAGAAATGGAAGACAATTCAGGGCTATATACTGCTGGAGACATTTTTCAAAACTACACTTGTGATGATATTATGAAAATGCTAACAGACCATAAAGGAGATAAGGGTGCTACTTGGATTTCTCTCAAAAATAAAAATGGTAAAGAGATATATTTTGCCGAGTATGTTCTCGGCTGGGGATTACTATAAGGGGAGGTGTGATATGTATTATAGAGTGAAGGATTTGCAATATTGGGGATATTTGTCAGATATTTCAGATACGCCGACACTTTTTGGCTCTAAAGAAGAGGTTATAAAGGCATTGGCAGATTATCACAATAGCGATTTCTCTGGTGTAAGAGATGATGATACTCCATACGAAAACATTTTTGAATTCCTTGCTACACTCAAAAATGAACAAGAACGATTAGAATTCTTGCTGGAACACGGACAGTGGGAATTAGAAGAGGTGGATATTTTTATAGCAGAGGAAAAAATAAAGGGCTATGATGATAGCTTTTGGTATAATGGATTTATTGCAGAATATAAAAATGCTAAACTTTATGCTTTAGGAGAAATAAAAGTTGCAGGCAAATATCCGACAACGGAAGACGAATTAGATAAACTGTATGAACTTGGAAAAATTGAGAACAATAATTGGTTTGAAATTCTATACACAGATAAAGACGGATATGAGCATAGTCGTGTGTGTGGCTCTGGGTATGAGGGGTCTTTGGCAGAATTGATAGATGTCGGAAACGGAGAGGTGTGATATGACCTTTTATATTGCCATTATTATTGGAATTGTGGCTATATGGAGTTTTGCTTGGGCTTTGTGTTTTCACTACGTATCTACTTGGAAAATTCTTGACAATGTCAGGAACTACCTTGTGGAGACATATATACAAAACAAAATTATATAAGGAGGAGAAATGAAAGGAATTAGAGTTTTTAAAGCAGAGGAAAATGGATTTGTTGACTACACAGTCATTATTGATGGCAATGCTTATGCTATGGACTTACACCCGTTAAGGTATCGTGGAATAAATCAATACTGTGGAACAAAAGAAGAGCTTAATTTGAATAGAAAACTTTGGAAAGAAGTGCGTATCGGAGACCTGTCAGCAGAGATTAAAAAGGCAATATTTATGCGTTTAAATAATGGGGGAGAAGATGAAGAGCGGAATTGAGTTTATCATTGGTTTGTTATTGCTTGGTATTATTGGTTTTATAATAATGACTTATCCAATTTAAAAGGAGGTGTAAGGTGAATAATAGGATTATAGAGTGGAGTAAAAACATTGCAGAGAATTACAATGACGAAACTCAAACAAATATATTGGAAGAATTGAGGGTGGCATCGGAAGAGATGGGACTTGATTTTGTGGAAATTGACAAACGATGGCAATATTTCACCGCAGGAGAGTATGTTAAATGGGAGGATATAGCATATCTTTTAACAGGAAAGGAGGTGTGAGGTGAATAAAAAGCTGGTTTTTGTTGAAACGGACAGCCCCGTAGGCGAGTGGGAACTGCCCTCTGTTGTTAAGGTTCGGAATTGTTCATCGCCGATGAGTGTTGTGGAGTTAAATGAAAGGGTTTATGTTTTCGGAGAATTAGACCCTGATGAGAGAGAACTTGTTAAAAGATGTTTTACAGGAGAGCTTAAATTGCTTCCTGTCCGTCTTGGTTGGAGGGATTGGGAGTTAGTAAAAGATGGCGTAATGATACACGATGACCACGAAAGAACTTATACTATTTATGTGGAAAAGGATTATACAGCCCCGAAAATAAAAGGAGTATGAGATGAACGATTTATTTTATATGGATATGGGAATTGGACTTAAAATTGCCCGAACTATATCTCTTATTATGGGTTTTGCTATAATTATAGGATTTATTCTTATTGTTGTCGGAATTATTATTGAACAAATAGTAGAAGAAATAGAGGCAGAAAGCGGGATAGCGTGGGAAATAACAAAAATGTTTAAGAAAATATATGCAGAATATTTTAAAAATAAGGAGATGTAATAATGGAAACAGATGAAGAAAAGAGAAAAGCAGAGTTTCATAAAATGAGAGAGGACTACTATGAGGCATTTATATTTAAAGTTAAATGTGCGTTTAATGATTGTAATTGCACCAATGGAGAAGAGTTTGAACAGGAGCTTCGGAGAATTTGTATAAACTATGGCATAGACTGGAAGATACTATCCCCTTATTACAATAAGGGAGGTGTAAAGTGAAAATCGAAATTGAGGATAACCTCATAACCTTGAGGTATAAAGACAAGGAGAAATATAAAGATGACAAAGAGGAGAATAGGGAAATTGTTGACAATACAATAGAGTATGAAGATGAATATATAATTAATATTATACAAAAAGGAGGTGTCAAATGAAATTAGAATTAGAAGCCCAAGTATGCAATTTGAAATTGTCAAAGAAATTAAAAGAGCTTGGAGTTAAGCAAGAAAGTAATTGGTATTGGTATGATATTGTTGGAAAAAGTGAAAAAGAACAAGAAGATAGTGCACATTTAGGCGATGCTGATTATGTTCTTGAATTTAAGACATTTAGACCATATTTTGCTACATTTACAGTTGCCCAACTTGGAGAGATGTTGCCAGACGGGATGCAAAGTAATCGCATTGATTACCCCGATAAGAAAATATGGCATTCTTGGGCTTGGAATTTTAAACCCTCATTTTTTGCAAAAACCGAAGCCAATGCCAGAGCTAAAATGCTTATCTATCTTTTAGAAAACAATTTTATAAAGGAGGTGTCTAATGAAAGTAGTAGAGATTTTTCTTGATGATTTAAAGGATGAAAAGCGAAAGGAGCTTTTAGAGGTAGTAGGTGTAAAAGAAGAAGATGCTGGAAATTGGGGCGTTGTGCCAATAGCTTCTCTGGAATTTGAGGATGAACGAGATGAAATATAAGAGATGTTCTAATTGCGGGGCTATTTTAGATAGCATAGACAAGATGGGAATAGCTGCGTATGGATATATGGATGTGGATATAGAAAGCGGCGAAGATGTTGGCTTTCATTTCAATGGCAGAGCTGAATACTATTGTAAAAACTGCGATTTCTTGTTAGGTGAAACATACACGGATATGCAAGATTACTGTAATAAACTACAAAACAAGGAGGAAAGATTATGACAGGAAAAGAGCTTTATGAAGTAATAAATGAGGCATTGGGGAAACTTAATTCATCGGAAGCAATATATGATGCGAAATTGTATTTCTCCAAAACAGAATTCCAAAACTATACGGTAGAACAAATCGTAGAAATGTTAAAGAAGAATAAGGGGAGCAATCACAAAAGCTGGCTTTCGTTAGACAATCAAGATGGACAAGAAGGCTACTGTGCGGAATTTATCATTATTGAATAAAGGAGGTGCAAAATGAAGTATCTTAAATGTAAGCATTGTGGAAAGGTTCTTGACAATCTTGATTTAATTGGTTTCTCGGAAAATGGAGACCAAACTTGGAAATTTTTTAACAGCGATGGAGAGATTGTTTGGGAGCGTAATGAATTTTATTCTGGAAATGATGCAGGTGTATTTTATTGCAAGGAGTGTGGGAAAGAAATAAGGAAAGATTATAATGATATGGTGGGCTATTTAGATAAACTTGCAGAGGAGGAGGAAAAACGTGAAAAGGATAGTATGCGAATTAAGGAAAAATAGGGTATGCCGACATACGTTTTTTGATAATTATGGGAAAAGTTCTCTACTAATCTGGGAATACTTGGGTAAATATTACACACTTTACTCAAATTCAAGATGGTCAGAGAAACAGCCGTCAATTTTCTCTACTCTAAAAACTCTAAAAAAATATATAGAGCAAAGAGGCAGTGGATTTGACAAAAATCAAAAAATCATTATACTATAAGGAGGTATAAAAGATGAAACAAATAATTAACGGGAAACAATATAACACAGAAACAGCAATTTTAGTTGCAAGTAATAACTATTGGGATGGTCATAATTGGGAGAGGGGTGGACGAAATACTTTTTTATACAAAACTAAAAAGGGAAATTTCTTTCTTTATTACGCTACATTGTGGCAAGGGGAAAGAGATTATATAGAGCCAATTTCTACAAATGAAGCGAAATATTATTATGAGAATTTACCTGAACACCCCATAAAGTATAAAGAGGTGTTTGGCGTAGAACCTGAAGAGGCATAATGTTAGGAGTTATGTATCAGGAGTTGAAAAGGACATTTGACAGCCCCGAAGAATTTTGTGAGCTGGTTGACGAAGATACTTACAAAAGGATACTTGAGAGGGGTTTTGTTGGAATAGTAAGCTCTACTAATTGGAACTTACTTGACCTTCACGAATATATGGCAAGGGAGATTATAGAAAAAATATATGAAAGGAGGAGATATGGAAAGAAGAAGAACGATGCTAATGGGATTACCAAGTTCTGGGAAAACAAGGTTGGTAGTGAGTCAGTTTGATTACTACCCTAAACCACTTGCTTTCTTTAGCGAAATGCCAGAGACGGTAATTAGAGAAACTGCAAAATTCTATGAAGCATCTATGGAAGGAATAGAAATAATTATGCGAACTCCTACAATAGAGGAATTGCAATCTATGGAGGAAAGAGGATATAAAACTGTTATTGTTGACCATATTTTGAGAATAAAGAAAATATCTTCATCTAAAACACGAGAGATACTTCAGGAGATGCTTGAAGAATCTTTAATCGAGTGGGTAATTATAGCCCACTTAATGA